GGTCCGCATCTACCAAATTTAGGATTTATTGGTTCATTCAAATTAACAAAAGTATCAGGTGCATATTGGAAGGGCGATTCAAAAAACTCAATGCTGACATTGAGGGAAGTATTGGGAACTCTAAAAAGGATTCCTCTATTTCTTCACTTGGGCTATAAGGCTCTATCTTATATCTTGTACTACTCTCTTTTTCAATAGGGCGATATAATATGCTCATTATCTTATGTATGTTCTTATGAGCCTCCTTACAATATTCTTCAATATCAATATACTCTCCCATTGTTATCTCACTAAGATTAGGAATAAAGCCATACTTCTTTCCATTCCATTCTACTTTCTTTTGTAGCCGATCTGTATTTGGCTTTGAGGACATTAAGAATCTTAACTCTTTAGCTATTTTGTTTATATCCTTAACTTCCATTCTTTCCAACATCTCTCTTTTAATATCGCAAATAATACAAATCACTTGTATATTAAACTCTTGCTCCCCTAACTTTTTTTTCCTTTTCTTTAACCTTTGAAACTTGTTATACATCTTAATACTTATGTCATTCCAAGTAGTAGGTATTTCAATGCTTACTTTTTCTTTTCCCATTTTAATAGTATATATATTTAGTTAATAATCGTTTATAATATGTAATATTGTCCACTATAGTTAGTCATTAGCTTATTTAAAGCAACATATCTAACAGCATCTATAATGTGATCCTTTTGGTTAGTAGCAGGTTTATTTACTATATGTCCGTTCTTATCCGTAAGCCATTTGTAGTATTTAAACTCGTTTAATGTGTTTGTGCTATTCTTAGTTATATGTAGTTTAAAACGCCTTAAAATGTCTATTCCCATATTAATAGAGTCTGCTCCTTTCTTAGCTCCTTTGATATTAAAGTTTTGTCTATGCAGTTCTTCTATTGATTTAGGCTCTGCACTATCTGCTATGATTTCTGTTTGTCTTGTTATATTTAGTTCTCTTAGCCTTTCTGCTATATCTTGGTTTGTCAATCCTTTGCTATATATTAGTTCATTAATATACAAATCATCATTTAATTTATATACTTCTGCTATTGCTGTAGGATCATTACTGTAGCCAAAGTCCATTCCTATTGCAACTAACTGAGCTTCAGTAGGTACATTATTAGCTATCTCAAATTGTCTAAAGAT